GGCGGCGCGGAGCGGCGTCGGGGATATTCTCATGGCCGCCATTTCCTCGTCGTCGGGATCGCAGTCGCCGAAGCGAGCGCCTCTCTCGATCGAGCATGTCCCGCTGGATCGCCTGCAGCCCGATCCCGGCAACGCGCGCCAGCACAGCGCCAAACAAATCCGTCAAATCGCCACGAGCATCGAGACCTTCGGCTTCAACGTGCCGATTCTCGTCGACGCCGATCTGAACGTCATCGCCGGCCACGGCCGGCTGCTCGCCTGCGGGCGCCTGGGCTGGCTCGAGGTTCCGACCATCCGTCTCGATCATCTCTCGCCGGAGCAGCGGCGAGCCTTCATGATCGCCGACAATCGATTGGCCGAAGTCGCCAAATGGGACGATCGTTTGCTGGCTGAGCAGCTGCAGGCGCTGGCGAGGGTCGATCTGAACTTCGACATCGAGGCGATCGGCTTCGAGATGGGCGAGATCGATCTGCGCATCGAATCCTTGGGTTCCAAGGATGCCGGCCCGGCGGAGCCGCCGATCCCCGATGTCGGAGGGCCTGCCGTCAGCCGGATCGGCGACATTTGGAGGCTGGGTCGGCACAAGCTCCTATGCGGCGACGCCCGCGATCCGGCCGCGCATGCCGCGTTGATGGGATCCGAGCGCGCTGCGGCAGTATTTTCCGATCCGCCTTACAACGTCGCCATCGACGGCCACGTCTCGGGGTTGGGCAAGGTTCGTCACCGGGAGTTCGTCATGGCCTCCGGCGAGATGTCGCCGGAGGCCTTCACCTGCTTCCTCGAGGCCTCCCTCGCGCAGATGAGGGGCTCGAGCCAAGCCGGCAGCCTCGCCTTCGTCTGCATGGACTGGAGGCACATGTCCGAGCTGCTCGCCGCGGCGCGGTCCGTGTCCCTCGAACTCGCCAACCTCTGCGTCTGGACCAAGCCGAACGCCGGGATGGGCAGCCTATACCGCTCCCAACACGAGCTCGTATTCGTGTTCAAGCTGGGCGCCGGTCGTCATCGCAACAATGTCCAACTGGGGATGCACGGTCGCAACCGAAGCAACGTCTGGAAGTACGCGAACGGCCCGGGGTTCGGTCGCGCGGGCGAGGAGGGCCCGCTCGCCGCTCTGCATCCGACGATCAAGCCGACGGCAATGGTCGCCGATGCGATCCTCGACGTGACCCGCCGGGGAGACGTCGTCCTCGATCCCTTTCTGGGCAGCGGCGCGACGGTCATGGCCTGCGAGCGAACCGGGCGCCGCGGCTTCGGCCTGGAACTCGATCCGCTCTATGCCGACGCCATCGTCCGGCGCTGGCAGGCCTACACGGGCGACAAGGCTCGCCATTTCGACACCGGTCAGACCTTCGAGGAAATCCAGGCTAGGCGGACGTCGGACATCGAGGAGGCCGTCCGATGAGCAAGAGCCACCCGCCCTTCGGACGGTCGGAATCGACGACCCATGTGGAGGAAAACGAAGGGGGCGACGAGGAAGGGCGGGTCGGCTATCGCAACCCTCCGGCAGCGACCCGATTCCGCAAAGGCGCCTCCGGCAATCCGCGCGGTCGGCCCAGGGGCGCGCGCAACTTCTCAACCGTAGTCGCTGCAACACTCGGCGAGCGGCTCACGATCACGGAAAACGGACGCCGCAAGCGCATCACGAAGCTCGAAGCCGCGGTAAAACAGCTGGTCAATCGCGCCGCGGGCGGAGACGCGCGCTCCCTGCAGTTGCTCATCGGCTTGGTGCAGGCCAGCGACGCGCGCCCATCGCCGCCCGATACGGGGCAGCCGTCGGAGGCCGACCGCGAGGTCCTGCGCGAGTTGCAGCGCCGCATGAGAGAGGCTCCCTCATGATCCAATTGTCGACGCACGAATATCGCGCGATCTGCCGGCAGGATCTCTATAGCTTCGCAATGCGCTGCTTTGCGCACCTGCACGGACGTGCGGTGTTCCAGCCCAATTGGCATCTCGAGGTCATCGCCTCCGCGCTTCAGGATTGCCTCATCGGCGGGACCAAGCGCCTCATTATCAATCTGCCGCCTCGTCACCTCAAATCGCTGTTCGCCTCCATCGCCTTGCCCGCCTTCTGGCTCGGCCATCGCCCCAACGCCGCGATCATCGCGGTCACTTATGGCCAGGCGCTGTCGGAAAAGTTCGCGCGCGATTGCCGCACGGTTATGACGGCGCCCTGGCTGCAGACGCTGTTCCCGACGCGACTGACCAACCCTCGTGCGACACTGCAGGAACTGACGACCACCGCAGGTGGCTTTCGGCTCGCGACCTCGGTCGGCGGCGTGCTGACGGGCCGCGGCGCGGATCTTATTGTCATCGACGACCCGCTGAAGCCCGACGAGGCGGTTTCGGAGACCCAGCGCCGAAACGTCAACGAATGGTACGACGGCACACTCTACTCGCGCCTCAACCGCAAAGACCAAGGCGTCATCATCGTCATCATGCAGCGCCTGCACGAGGACGACCTGGTCGGCCATCTTTTGCGCCACCAAGGCTGGAAGGTTCTGTCCTTCCCCGCCATCGCTGAAGTCGACGAGAGCCATGACGTCGAAACGATATTCGGCCGGCGCGCCTATCGTCGGCGCATCGGCGAGCCGCTGCATCCGGAGTGGGAATCGCTGGCAACGCTGGATACGATCCGGCAAACGATCGGGACCTACAATTTCGCAGGCCAGTACCAGCAAAGTCCGGCGCCGGCCGGCGGCGGCATGGTGCGCGAGGAATGGTTCAAGCGCTATGACCCCGAGACGCTCGACAAGTCCTTCGACCAGGTGATTCAAAGCTGGGATACCGCGAATACCCCGTCGGCGCTCGCCGACTATTCTGTTTGCACGACCTGGGGCATCAAGGGCGGCCATTTCCATCTCCTCAACGTCCTTCGCAAGAAGTTGGGCTATCCCGATCTCAAGCGCGCTGTGCGCGAGCAGCACCAGTTGTTTGGCGCCTCAACCATCCTTATTGAGGACAAAGCTTCGGGAACCCAGCTGATCCAGGACTTGATCGAGGAGAGGATGTCGATGGTCAAGGGCGTCAAGCCGGACGGCGACAAGATCATGCGGTTGCATGCTCAGACCGCGACGATCGAGAACGGTTTCGTCCATATTCCCACCAACGCCTATTGGCTGGCCGACTATCTTCACGAAATGAGCGTGTTTCCCAACGGCCGCTATGACGACCAGGTCGACTCTACCGCTCAGGCGATCGCCTGGACAAAGGTGCGTTCGTTGAACACCGGCATGCTCGATTACATGAAGGAGCTAGCGGAGAACCGCCACGCCGGACCAGACTCAGACGGTTCGATGGTGCGACTTCTCGTGCCCGAAGGCACTGGGACCGTGCAGACCTGGTCCGGACGCCACCTTACTGTTCCACAAGATCGCGTGATCGAAGTCTCGACCTATGATGCGGGGCCATTCATACGTGCCGGGTGGCCCGAGGTCGAAGACGAAGCGCGACAATCGGCATTGCGTTTGAACTCAATGAGGCCGGCGCGCTTCTTCGATCGCCGGTATAATCGTTGGATCTTGGCAGGCCCAGGCGGTACACGCCGAACAAGCGGATATGTGGCTTCCTCTAACAATATCGGCGATCGCGGCGCCGTTCAACAGCTAGCGGGGCGAACGATCGAAACTCGCGGAGAAAGTCAATTTGCCTCCCAGCGAGTCATCGCAACGTTCTTTTCCGGATGGGCGAATGCATGCGGCGACAGAGTTACCGGCGGGAGGCCGAATTTGCAGCGACTTGTCGCATGACCACCACCCCGGGCATTGCACCGGTCTGCTCACGGCCGTCCGGCTCGAGGCTGGGCAGACGGCGCGACCCACTAGCTTAGGCAGGCGCGTTGGGTTCTTGTCCTCGGGCCTCCAACGGTTACGCGGGGAATGTTGGTTGCGGCTCGACCGTCCACCAGCCGCCGCCGAAAGCCGTGATGATTCCGCCCTCCGGCAATACCTCGACATTCGGAAGGTTAGGGTCGGCTTGCTCGGTCTGACCGAATTGAATGGCCCGTCGGAGAGGTCGTTGGTTCGATTCCCCTCAGCTCCGCCAGCAATCAGACTATTGATATCGCTGTGTAAATTCGACTTCTTGCCGTCGAAATCAGCTCGCTTTCCGCGGCTCTGCCTGTCCCTGTTCAAGAAGGGTACCGAGGCCCACGTGAACAATATCGAGTTGGGCAAGCGCGGCCGCTGGCGCTCGAACGTCTGGACCTATCCCGGAGCTTCGTCGCTCGGCTCCGACGCCCGTCGCGGGCTTCGGGAGCACCCGACGGTCAAGCCCGTCGCCATGCTAGAGGACGCGCTCCTCGACCTCACCCATCGAGGGGACATCGTCCTTGACCCGTTCCTGGGCTCGGGCTCCACGCTCATCGCGTCTGAGAAGACGGGGCGTATTTGCCGCGGGCTCGAACTCGACCCGCTCTATGTCGATGTGATCATCCGTCGTTATGAGGCGGCCACGGGCAAAGCCGCCACTCTCAACCAAACGGGCGAGGACTTTTCTGTTCTGGCGGCGCGGAGGGCGGTGGAGGCGGCTTCTCCGGTCATCTGAGCGCTCCTAT